GTTAAGTTGGATGAAATTAATAGAACGAACAGGTTTGACAAAAATGTCAGCTCTAAATTCGTTTCTATCTATAACATCTCCAGTATTATTTGTATCGTCACAAACTACTGAAAAGTCTGTGATACCTCTACCACCTTGTACATCTCTTAAAAAAGGTTCTACTAGGTTTCTAAATTGTGCTCTTGTAAATTCGTCATTAAATTCAAAGAGTTGGAATTTAGCAGCAGTAGAAATAGCCTTTTCTAATACAATAAACAGTCTTCTAACATTTATTCTATCAAAAGCACTTGGTTTAGATTGAGCAGTCTTATCACCAAACAATACAGTTCCTTGACCAGGAAATGCTACAACGGAATTCACTCTTGATTTGTAGAGTTCATCTCTTTGCGTTTGGTTTGGATTAAAGGCAAGTTTTACTGCGCCTCTAATTTGTCCACGATTGAAACCGCCTGGTGAGAACCAAGCGTCTGCAATATTGTCAGTTCTAGCACAAAGACCAGCAGTATCTCCGTTAAGAGGTACCCATCGGTATACATCATTGTATTTGTCAAATTGATATTTGTAACCACTATCAATTACAGCATAACTAGTTGATGGAAGACCATCACCAAATGCCTTAACATTTAACGTTTGTGAAATAGGATCAGCTACACTTACAACATCTGCATTAGCAGGTGAAATAAATGCTACACAATCTTTTCTTGCAGTTGCAATATCCATAACAGCAGTTGCTTTTGTGTCGCCTGTAGCGTCAGAAGCAGTCGTTGATGGTCCACATATAAGTAAAGATACATCCACATTTTCTGAATCATTGAAAAACTCATAACCAGTTGCAAATTCAACATTAGTAATTGTATAATCATCTGTACCGCCTGTAAGTGAAGCATTACCAATAGTGGAATTGCCTTGAGTAGACCCACCACCTGCACCACCACTATTACCTATGTAATTATCAAATGTTAGTCCTTTTTTCGCTGTACCAGCATTTGCTAAGGTTGTATCGTGGTCCATCCAGTAGATGTATTTTGATTGATTATATAAAACATCTCGGTAGTAATTGCTTGCACCAGTAGAAGTTTTAGCATCCGAAGCCTGTGAAAGACTTTCATGTGTTTCTAAAATTGTTCCAGCCGTGCCTGTAATACCGCCATCTTCGTCAATTACTGCAATGTGTAACTCATCCAACGAACCGCCAGCAGCAGATACATCATCTGTTGTTGTTGGTGCCGCTGAAAAGTTAAAATAGTATTCCCACGCTCTTTCAAATCTCGCATTGTCCACGACAGCGTGTCGTAAACCACCTGTTTCTGTTTTACCAGTTCCAGCATTGAATCTTGCGATAGTTAAAACATGAGTAGAAACTCCTGTTATCTTGTAATAAGATCCAGAAGGAGCAGCAGTAAATTCATTAGAAGCATTTCCAAAATGAATTAAGTCGCCTGTGTTGAATATTGAACCGTCATCAACTGTAATAGTTGTGTCGCCAATAGCAGCAGCAGCGTCATTAACCAAATTAGAACCAGTTCCGTTAGTGAACCCGAAGGCTACACTTGAGGTACACAAAGATACTTTCAGATTGTTTCCTAATGTTCCTGGTTCTCTAGCAGACCAAGCTCCAACAGCGGCTTCGCCAGAGGAGTAGTTATCATTCCAATCAGTAGTATTTTTAATAATTATAGGCGTTCCTGATACGCCAGCATTTACCATGCCAGTTACAGGTCGCACTACCTTCAGATTATTTCCGTAGCCTAAAAAGTTAGCAGCACAAAACCATTGTTCAAAATTAGAAGCATTTGGTTTACCAAAAGTGTCCACCAGTTCATTTTCAGATGAAATAGTAGTTACTTCACCAACTGGCCCCTTTTCTGCTGTAATAACAATACCTCCAGAAGTAGTTGATACTGCTGGTACGATATTTGTTAAGTCCTTTTCAGTTACCAAAACACCTGGTGATACTTGAAAAGCCATATTTTATTCTCCTTAATATATTAAGTATTAATCTTTATTAGTTATAACCCTTTTGTAGATATTTATTATATTCCATTTCTCTAGTTCTCTCCCTTATGATACTCTACTGGAGTCCATCTTACACCTGCGTCATCAAAAAACGAGTTATCACGACCTTCTGGATCATCTAATCCGTTGTCTATGAACCCAAAAGGCGCCATATCTGCCTCAATTGCGTTTTGTTGGTCAGTAAACATCTGTCCTCTAACATCAACATTAGTTAATTCTTTAAAATATCTTTGATTAGCCAACCAAGAAAAAGCAACAAAACACATTACTAAATCATCATTCGCACCTTGCTCAGCTTCAAAAGATTTTCCACGAGCAATAAAAGTAGAGAGTTCAGAA